ATCCCAACTCGTTCCAGCCGGTTGAGGGCTGACCATGAACTTCCTGCAACTGTGCCAGCGGCTCAGACAGGAAACCGGCATTGCGGATTCTGGCCCGTCCCAGGTGACGGGTCAGACCGGCGACATAAAACGTCTGGTGGACTGGATTCAGGAAAGCTGGCTGCGCATCCAATCGTCACGTAACGACTGGGGGTGGATGTGGACTGCAGACAGCCAAGTGCTGGGCGCAGGAAACAGCACGCTCACGCTGCCCGATACGGTCGAACGAGTGATCCCCGGAACGCTGACGATCGGTAACCATGAGTTGGTGGAAATCGATTATCGGGACTATCGCCGCCTGTACCGCGAGTTGAGCCGTGGGCGGCCATGTCAGTACGCAGTTCGGCCTGATGGGGTTGTCGCCTTCAGTGCGCAAGCAGATCAGGACTATACCGTCGCCTACGAAGCGTACAAGACGCCGGCCTATTTCACGGAGGGTATCGAGGTGCCGGGGATGCCGCCGCGTTTCCATATGCTGATCGTGTGGGGCGCACTGATGGAATATGCCATCTACGACGAAGCGGGCGAACTCTACCAGAAAGGCCGCAGCAACTATGACACGCTGTTTGCCGAACTGTCGCTGGATCAGGAGCCACGTATGGAGTTTGCGGGGCCGCTGGCATGACGGTGCTAACCAAGTATTTCCCGCTGAAAGGCGGGCTGAACGAAGTGGCTCCGCCGCTAGCCACAAATCCGGGCGAGCTAATCGACTGCCTGAACTATGAATGTCTACCGGAAGGCGGCTATCAGCGCATCAAGGGCTACAGCCGGTTTGATGGGCAGGCAACCGCGAGCATGGCAGTGCCGGGTACCGGTGATGTGTTGGGGGTACACGTTTACAAGGGTGACGTGTATGCCATCCGCGAGGACGGCACAAATGGCCGCCTGTACAAGGCCACGGCAAGTGGCTGGGTAGAAGTCGACAACACCTTCACCTGGAGTCTCGGCGGCACCTATCGATTTACCAACTACAACTTCTATGGCCAGGACAGCCAGGAGGAAATGTTCATCGTCAATGGGGTCGATCAGGCCGTGAAGTTCGATGGCGCCACGCTGACGCAACTGACCACAGGCACCGGCGGCGATAATCCGAGCGCGGTGGCTGGGCACAAATTCCACCTGTTCCTGTGCATCGAATCCAGCCTGGTGAACTCAGCAACCGGGAACCCCACAGACTTTTCTGCAGCAAGCGGTGCGGCAGAGATCGCAGTGGGAGACACCATTCGCGATCTGAAAGTGGCGAACGGGGCCCTGATTGTCTCGTGTGTTTATGGCGCCCAAGTGCTGTATGGCAATGACAGCTCTGATTGGCAGCTGGAAAAGCTGAACGAAACCGGAACCTATGCCGGCACGCTTGCTAATATTGGTGGCCAGGTGATCGGGTTGGACAATCAGGGTGTGATGAGCCTGGCAGCGAGCCAGACCTATGGCAACTTTGCCTACTCATCCGTCAGCCAGAAGGCCCGCAACCATATCGATTTTCTGGTACGCAACGGTACGCCAGTCAGCACCATCAACCGGGTCAAAGGGCAGTACCGACTCTTCGCGGGCCGCAACGGCGCGTACATCACGTTCAGTGGCACAAAGCTGATTGGTATCACAAAGGTCCGGTTCGAAGACGCGGTGACCTGCATCACCAGTGCGATTGACGGCAACGGTGACGAGGTGACGTACTTCGGCTCCACTGATGGCAACGTCTACCAGCTGGATACCACCCATACCTTCGATGACGCCCAGATCTACGACTTCCTGCTGTTGGCATTTCATCACTTTGGCACGCCGACGCAGCGCAAGCGGTTCCGCCTGATTCAGGCGGATATGCGTGGCAGTGGCACGCCGTCCGAGCTTTACGCTCGCGTCATCACCGATTATGCCAATGGCCTTCGCTCGTCTGCGCAATCAATCAATCAGCGCTCAACTGGCGGCGGCCTGTGGGACTTCTCGCTGTGGGACCAGTTCACCTACGACAGTCTGTACCACAACGACGCCAAGGTGCGACTCAGCGCTGTTGGCACCAATATGGCCGTACTCATCAGCTCTGATAATGCCAATGACGGCCAGCACACCATTTACGGAATTACCGTGCACTACTCACCCAGGAGAGTGAATCGATGAGTAACGATTACACCCCGGATCTGACGCCGCTTGCGCCCGGCGACGTGGCGCGAGCCAATGATGTCAACGAGCGCTACGAAAATATGGTGGCAGCGTTCGATAAGCTGCCTGCGCCGGCGGTCGGCAAACAAGGGTTTGGCGCTCCTGTGCCTGTCGGCAGCCCGGTAGAGGATGATCATGCCGTTAACAAGCTCTGGGCCGAAACGGCCATGAGTTCACAGCTGACTCAGGCAACCGCGGCGGCAGCGACCGCAACGGCGCAGGCAGGCATTGCCACTGATCAGGCGGGTGTTGCTGCCACAAAGGCAAGTGAAGCCAATGACAGTGCGGTAGCCGCTTCAACGCATGCTGGTACAGCGACCACCCAGGCTGGCATCGCGACGGCGCAGGCTGGCATTGCTACCACAAAGGCTGCTGAAGCAGCCGACAGCGAAAGCGTGGCGACAGCGAAAGCGAATGAGGCCACCACTCAAGCCGGCATTGCAACCGGTGCCGCTGACGATGCGACTGCGCAAGCCGGGATTGCTACCAGTCAGGCAGCAATATCCACCAGCGCAGCCAGTGCGGCCGCGAACAGTTCGGTATTGGCGCAGGAGTGGGCGGAAAAGGCGGAAAACGCGGAAATCACGGGCAGCCCCGGGAGTTATTCGGCGAAACACTGGGCCAGTAAAGCGGGCGCGTCTGCGGCCATGGCAGCTGCCGCCGCGGCCATGAAGCATGGATTCGAGAAGCAGCACAGAGATCAGCGCTTGTTCGAATTGTCGGGTGGCGTGCTGCAGACGTCGCAAGAGGCGACGGTCAGTGTTGGCGATGCTGTTGTCTACCTGTCAGGCTCAACGCCAGTCACGCTACCCGCGCTGGCATCCCATACCGATTACCTGATCTATGCAGACCAGACCGGGGCACTGACCGCCCAGCCATGGGACGATGCCGCACCTGCCAACAGTCGGGAAATTGGCGGCTTCCATGCCTATCACACCGATTCAACGGTGAACCCGAACAGCCTGTGGGATTTGGGGTATCGGCCTACAGCAAACCCACGTGGTATGACTCAGTGCCCAACAGGTGACTGGGTTGATATCTACCTGATGGATGTTGATTACGGCATCAATGGGTACAGCCGTGGTGGTGTCACTATTGCTGATGGATCCAGCCCGCCAAAAATCCCAACAATCTACGGTGGCGACGGTACTACAACCTACGGGTCACTGACGTGGTTTGAAGCTGTCGATCTAGCTGCTGCCGCCGGTAAGCGCCTGTTGACATATCCCGTATTCACAGCAGCGGCATACGGCGTAGTGGAGCGGCAGGCTGTCGGCACCGATCCGGTTACAACAAAGTACCAAGCGGGCCACCGATCCGCATGCGGCATGGAGCAAGCAACAGGTTGTATCTGGCAGTGGGGCGAAGATATTAACGGCACGAGCGCGACAGGAACCCCGTCGTGGCAGGATATTACAGACGGGCGAGGTGATGTCTATACGCACAGTATTCGCGCCGTGCTGCTCGGTGCCACCTGGGGCAGCGCGTCCTACTCTGGCTCTCGGGCCTCGTTTTGGAGCGTTGCGCCGAGCTACTCGATCAGCGGCGTTTCGGCCCGGGCGTCCTGTGGCCACATGACCCTGTAAGTGGAGCGACAGCGACACATGGAAGAACAACCAATCAAGCCGCTGGCTGTAGTGGAACGCTATGACCAGTTCATCAACTACATCTATCCAATAACACAGAACATCCCGCGCAAGCATGGACGCTTCCGGGACTCACTACTGGACAACATGCTGCAGGTGCCTGAGCGCATTTACGACGCGGCCAAGGTTAACCAGATCAGCAAGGTCCATGCACTGGATGCGGCGCTGGCGTCGCTCCGGTGGAAGCTCAGATTTGCGGCCCAGCCGGACCGCAAGCTGATTACCCGCCACCAGCATGAGGTCGCCTCTGTGCATCTTGCCGAGGTGGGTAAAATGGTTGGCGCCTGGAAGAAGAAGTTCAAGCGCTGACAGGGTATACAGACAGACCGACGCCGTGCTACTCGGTGCCAACTGGAACAACGCGTCCAACTCTGGCTCTCGGGCCTCGAATTGGAACAATGCGCCGAGCAACTCGAACAGCAACATTTCGGCCCGGGCGTCCTGTGAGTACAACGAGTGCAAAATCATCCGCCGGTTCGGCTACGGCCTGCCGGGGTGGCTGCAATCATGTGGTCAGCTGTCTGCAGACCTCCTTCGGGAAATACAAAACCCGGTCCGCGATAGCGGTGCGTAGTGAGCCTACGGGCAATATCGAGAGCCGCGCGCGGCATTTCTTCCTGGATACAGTAAGGACAGGATGTGGCAAGACGCTACCGCAATCTGATTGCTCAGATTGCCGATAAGGAAAACCTCTGGCACTCATATCACAAGGCATCAATGGGCCGCAGATCATCAAGCGGTTACCTCAACTTCAAGGAATATGACGCGGCCGCCATCGATCGGCTGCATGAACTGTTAATCAGCGGTGAATATCGCCCAGGGGCTTACAGAGAATTCTGGGTCTACGAGCCAAAGCCGCGGCAAATTGCGGCGCTGCCGTTCAGGGATCGTATCGTTCAGCACGCCATGGTTGGCGTTATTGGTCCGATATTTGAGGCCGGAATGCAGCCGCAGTCCCACGCCTGCCGCAAAGGCATGGGTATGCACTCCGGCGCTATACGCTGCCAGCAACTGATCAGGCAGCTGGAAAGGAATGGGCGACCAGTGTTTGCGCTCAAGACGGATTTCAGCCGCTACTTTCACAGCATCCAGCGCGACGTGCTTTGGCAGCAGATCGACCGCAAGATCAGCTGCAGGGCAACACGCAGCCTGATTGAGCAATTCACGCCTCGCGATGGTGTCGGTATCCCGATTGGTAACCTGAGCAGTCAGCTATGGGCGAATGTGTACGGTACGCAAGTTGACCGTCTTCTGTGCCAGACCTTCAAAACGCCGACATTCATCCGCTACATGGATGACATTGTGGTGCTGCACAACAGCCGCGCATTCCTGGAAGGTCTTCAGGGGTTCATGGAGATGTTCTGCAGCCATGCGCTTGGCCTGCGATTCAGTAAGTGGTCAATCCGCCCTGCAAGTCTGGGTGTGAACTTCTTGGGTTACAGAATCTTCCGTGATTACAAGCTGATGCGAAAGCAGAGCGTGACGCGGGCAAAGCTGAAGATCCGCCGCTATATCACCCGGCGGGAATGGGACAAACTGGAGCGCTTCTGGCCGGCATGGAAAGGGCACGCCCAATGGGCTGACTCACATAATCTGATCAACCACCTCAACAACTATGCGAGGGAACACTATGTTCGCACTCATGAGCACGGGCAATGCGCTTTGCCTGGCTGACTATGGCGATATCAAAGAGGGCGCGATTGTGCCTCCGGTAAATGAATTGTGGGTCCAGGTACAGGAATGGCTTGATGCAGGCAACGACTGGAAGCCCGAGCTGCCTGCTGATCCTGATAAGCAGTACGCGCCTTTGCTGAGAGAGCTGGAAGGGCTGCGCAAGGCAGAAGAGGAGCGGGGCGTCACCGTGAACGGGATTCGTTACTCAGGGGCGCAGGGCAACCGGCAGGCGCTGCGCGAGGCGCTGGACGCTGCCGCCGAGTTCGGCCTAACGGCATTCGATGGCTGGAAAGACAGCGACGGC